TTGGAAGTTTTACCTTTAAAAGTGGAAATAGTTCCATCTCGTGCCCGGTAAGGCATGACAAATCCCACATCACGAAATTCAGAAAGCGGAAAATAAGGGAGCATATCGCTCCAATCTCCTCCGTTGGAAATGTAAATGAGCGTGAAGTCTTTACCAGGAAAAGTATATATCATTTCACGAGAAATCTTGGTCATAAACTTGTTATGGGGGGCATCAGGAATATTTCTTATTATCTGCAATTGAAAATCAATATCGGGAATATTATGTCTAGGTAGTAACAATATATTACTGTTAACAAAGAATCCGTTTGTTGTGGTTACTTCTTTACCAGGAACTAAATATCGCACATAAACCACATTCTTGGCCACCTTGGTAATAGCTCTATCGGTAGTGATACATTTTGCGTGTTGAGTAGCAGGAAGAGGTGTGACAATAGTTCTATCCCACTGCGAGACAGTAGCCAATTTTCTTTTCAAAGCTTCTTCTTGTTCGGGAGTAACTCCAGAATGAGAATCCACCTTTGAAACCTTAATGAGGCTTTTAACGAATTTAAGTGCGGCAAATACTGTCACACATCCGCCAAATAGCCAAACTAAATTGGTTTCCCGAACACGATTTCCTAATTGCGAGAAATAACCAGGAACCAAAGAAGAATTTCTGATACAAAGATCAAATTCCTCCAACATGGAAACGGATATGTGGACTACTAAATAAACAATAATCAACATAGCAAGTTTCCACATACTAGGAAAAGTATACCAATAAAGACAAACTACTGTTAGAGTAAAAAGCCTTAACTTAATAAATTCAAACCAAAATTTAGGCTTAACTAAAAACGTTATTACACGCATAAAAGGATAATTCAAGAACGTCGCTCCGAACAACCTATACATGTACAAGTTCTGACACGATTGGTAATAAGCCACCCGATCAAAAATATTTTCTCTCTCAATACCGTATTGAACGGAATTTTCACATTCACAACAAAATCTAGGATTAGAACATTTGTCACAAATATGAATAGTTTCGTGTAATTTATTAGCATTCCGAACAACAGAACGTTGATTGCGAAAATGAGTTTGAGACATTTTAACGCCCAAACGTATAAGATCTTTTATACCAATCTTGGCAATATCGTCTGGCAGGCACTTAACGTCCTTAACTATGGTTCCATCAACCAAATTGAGGTAACTAACCATTTTATCATCAGTCCTTGAACTGTGAGGAATAGCTTTCAAGACTGTGAAATCCCAAATATCGGAACAAACTTGGTCGTCTTCGGACAAACTAGATATATAATCTATAACCAAAGACTGATCCAAATAATGATATCCGGGAGTTCTAAATTGAGGCTTAACAGACACGCCAATATGCATGTCTATTCTCCTCATCATAGATAAAGGCTCATTAGAAAAATCGCCAGCATTGAGGTTAGGAACATTAGTAGTCAACAACAAAGTTTTAGGTCGGACAGGAATTTTGCCTTTAGAAGCAAGATCAGCCATAACGGCATATTCTGGGTTGTTGTTTTTAAACTTCAAAAGGTTTACAAGTGGAGATTCTTCCAACATATCAGTACGAGTATTGCAAATATCATCTAATACGATAGTCACAACATCAGCGCGATAATTGGAAAAATACTTATCATTTTCATTATGTGTAACAATCTTTTGTGGATCACAATCAAAACCATTGGCTTTAAGAATAGAGATATTAAATAGGTTTGCAGCGGTAGTTTTACCTACCCCAGACAAACCATGAAAACAAAAACTAAAAGGGGCTTCTCTG